GCTCGGTCCCGTCTGGTTTTAACAATACAGGCTGGCTGGTTTCTTTATTTTCTTTGCGGTCTTTTGCTCGCTCGGGTTCATCGTCAGGAGTCTTACGAACCATAAAACCCTCATGGCGAACCCTCGACCACCAAGCCTTATTTGCAGTCGTGTTATACGGCCAGCGAAACTGAACGCCAGCAGTCACCGTGTAATACCCACCGAAGGTTTCATCGTACTGCTGCACTGCGTTGAATTGAGTCATGCGACCAAGCCCAGCAGCAAAACCAAGGAATACATCTGAGTTTACCGAGTGCAAATACTTATGAGTCGCTGGCAAGTCAACTCCGATGTAGTTTCGCTTGATGCTAACGGTAATGTCGCTGATCGACTTTGTGATCCCAAATATCGGTTCGTTGTTTGCCGTCACTATCGGCTTGCCTTGGAAGTCCTGGTCAATCGGTTCTTCGGATTCTGCTTTCCCCCAAGTGATCTCGGGTGGTTTATTAAGCGGAGAATCTTCTAATCCGTCTGGACCAAACTCGCCCTCATACGTTACGCCAACCGTCCAAAGCACTGGCGAAATCTTCTTCGGGACTTTCTTCTTGACTCGTATCTGACTGCTGCCCGCATATAAATCGCCAAGCCTTGGCAAGTTGGGTGCAAACAGAACATCCTCAAGCAAATCGCTTGGATCTGTAACGACTTGAAAACCACGCTGAATGTTGGCGTTGAACGTCTTGCCATCGGTGGTACTAACATCTCCACCGTATCGACTCCACATTTCGGTAGCTGCCTGAACCGTCATCCAACCACCTCAAGCTGTGTACCAATGCCAGTGCCTTCAACAGCAGTAGCAATCCGCTCCAAAAACGTAGACTGCTCCTCCGCTGCTTTGGTTTGTTTTTTGGTTTCGTTTACCAATTCCTTCTGCGGGTCACGGGCAATCCCACGGGTCAGCAATCGACTCTGAGCGGCTTGAACGCCTTGTGACTTAGTAGACGCAGCAAGCTCCTCAGTTGCTTCGTTCTGTAGCTGCATGTCCTCCGATGCTTTTTCTTGCGTCAGTTTGATAGTGCTTGATGCGTTATCAAACGCCGCACTTAATGATTCCATTCGTGGACCAAGTCTCGCTTCAAAATCGCTTGCCAGGGCATCGCTAGATGCAGCAATGCGGGCTTTCATTGCCGATTCTTCTGGCGTTTCCGCTCTTGGTTGAACTGCCGCTGGTGCTTGAGCAAACTTAACGCTGTCACTCATCGCATCGAGGAATCGTGAACCTTGCTCCAATGCAGCAACATGAGCCGCAACAATTCCTGTTGGATCAAACGAAGCAAGTTTGCTTAATAACCCCGCAACCCTGTCTATCATACTTTTGAATAAGTCAACGCCGCCCTTGACGATCATTGCAAACCCATTCATCACCATTACGCCAAAGGTCTTTACGGCATTCGGCAGCACGGTTGTGAACCAGTGCGTCACATCGTTGACAAACGTAAGTACCTTTAGCGATGAAGTTTGAGCCATGATGTCAAACACGACAGGAAGGTTTGCAACCGCAGTTTCGACAAAGGTTAGCCCTTGGACAAACCCGGTCAGAACCGCTTTGGAGATGTTTTGGAATCCTCCCAATGCACCGGACACCCCACTGAAAGCCGCTCCGATACCGGAAGCAACTGAGCTAACAATGCTGCCAACTACTTCAAACGCAACCTTGGTTGCGACTGCGACCCCACGAACGATATTGATATTCTCGGAGACAAAGCTGGTTATGCTGCTTACGGCGTTTGATATGCCACCAACAACACCTTGCAGCATCGCCCCGAAATCAAAGGCGTTTACAACTTCCATCGCTGGTTTAATCAGCTCGGTAAGTTTGTTGGCAATCGCAGTGAGTGTTGGAGCTAGTTTTGCACCGACCTGAGTAATAAACCCTCGCATAACGGATCGCATACGGTTAAACGCATCGGTTAGCTCCGCTGCATTGGATACGTCCGTCTGGCTCAAGCTGATACCGAAAGCATCGTACTCGCTGCGGAGGGCCTGAATACCTTCCGATCCCTCTTGGAGTAACGGTTGCAGTTCTTCAAACCCTCGGCCCATCAAGCGAGCCCCGATTGCTGCTCGTTCAGCAGGGTTCTCAATCGCCATCAAAGCGTCCGCCATTACCTCCAGTTGCTTTTCTGGCGACATTGTTGATAACGCTTGGATGTCAACACCAAGTTGAGCAAAGTCGTCTTGTAACGCAGTGCTTCCGCCAATCGCATCGCCAATCGCACGATCTAGCTTAAAGATGCTTTTCTCAACCATCTCGATGCTTGAGCCGGATTGCTCCGCAGCAAACCGCAACGACTGCAACGCTTCGACGCCAATGCCGCTTCGTTTTGCCATCTTGTCGATAGCATCGCCAACGCCAGCAAATACCTTGGCGGACAGCAATCCGAATGCAGTCACCGCACTTGCCATTGCACCAATGCTGGCAACTGCAATCAGCGATCCTTTGGCAAACTTTGCACCGACTTGACCAACACTGCTAGTAACAGCCGCAGTCGTGCGAGCAACTTGAGCCCCGAGCTTTTTCACGCTATCGCTACAGCTTTAATGACATTAGATGCCATGTCCTTTGCCGATATCTTTATGACTACATCTTTAGCCATTCTTCGCTCGCTTGATTTGTTCCGACTCTATTTGATTTGTTTCTGCACGCAACCGTTGGATAAATTGTAAAAACCATGCTGATTGGTTTAGTAATCCACCGTCCGCTGGAAACACACCTGACTTGCAAAACCCTGCTAGGTTTGCCGCATCTATCATTTGTTGCCCAACATATTTCATCGGACACTCGTTTACGGGTATGTATCCATCTCCCTTGCACAGTTCACACTTAGCGTCCATTCCCTCGCACCGAACGCATTGGATCATGCTGCTACCTTCTCCGTAATCCTTTGCACAAGATGCTTTGCAACTGCTGCACAGTTCGCCGCACTGGACCAATGCGGCTATTCTGACTTTTTTACTTCGTCCTCCGTTAGTGCTGTTTTACTCATCACCGCATTAACAATTTCCATTGCCATATCTTCGTCTACGCTGTCAATAATGTCTGCTGTTGCAGACTGCCCAATGGCGACTTCCAAAACACTGCCGACTAACTCATAGATTTCGTCAATCTTATTATCAGCTTGTGCCTTTTGAATCTTTGCCAATTCGGTCGTTAGCGTTCTTTTCTGCCGTAAACTTAGAGCTCCGACTTCAAGGCTGTGACCGTTCCCGTACCCAATAACAAACTTATCGCCCGGTTCGATAGCTGTCATAATTAAGCGTCTACCTTATCAGTGAAAGTAATTGAAACATCTTGATCAAGATTGGCTCCGCTCTTGTTGCAACGCAACTCAACCTCGTCCACCTGCACTCCGTTGCGGTCGCTCTCCTGCACGTTGAAAATTTGGCCTTTTGGTGCTGCAAGCGTTATGCTTCCGTTGCTGCTAGTTCCAGTCGGCCCATCAATCGCACAACTAAAAGCATACTCGTTACCAGCAATCCAGTCACCGTACTTGTCCGATCCGTTATCCGCAGCGACCAACTCGGACTCGGGGTTAAACGTGATGACGGGCCTGCGTCCAGTGATAATGCCGTAGCAGTATCCCGCAGCAGTCGATGCGTCCTCTAACAAATGGATTTCGTTGCCGGAATCAAACGTCACCTGCTCAACCTTCTGTGCCACTGCATTCCAAGTTACCGTTGCTGAACCAAACCGCAACGCTGCATCGGTTGGATAGGTCGGAGCAATGATTGCAGCATCGGTAACGGGCTGCCAAACACCCTGGAACTCCCAGTCAATAGTGACCATTCGGCCAGCAGGCATGGTCATTTTGAAGTTGCCAACCGCACCGGCAAGCACCTTATACATTCCGTTTTGAAATGCTCCGATGGTCAAAGTCTTGACGTTTGATCCAGGTGCTTCGGAAGTGGGGTAATAAACCTGCGTTGATTCGACGTATCCGCAACCAGGCAGCAGCACAGATGCCCAAGTTGGGACTGTTGACCCATCCCAACCAACGTCCGTCTTAAACGAGATTGAACCTTTCCTTGCTCCAGGCGATCCGACCAATGAATCAAAAGACGCTTGCCCTGGACGTTCTTCGACTTCGATCTCTGCTTGAACCATCACATCGTAAGCGTTAAACGCTCCTTCGGATGCGGTCAGTGATTCAGCGGTGCCATTAGTAGTTTCAACTTTGGCGGCAAGTGTTCGTAACTTCTTCAACAATGGCATGTCACTGCCTCCTTGTAAGGTTTATTGATTGGGCAAGTCTTTCGACTTCAAATTCGTCACTGAACATTTCTTGCATTGTTTGCTGCAATGCTCGGAGTGTTTTGCCTTGTGCTTTGATCCGCAATGCAATGCCATCACCGCTCGACTCGATTGCAATACTTCTTGGTCGCAATCCTTCCAAGCTATCGCTTTCCACGATGTCACAAACACCAATGAAACCATTGCTTGCGTTTACCTTTCCAAGACGCTCTTTAACTAAATCAACCCCTGACTCCGCAGCAGATTGACTCTTATCTTTTCTTGTATTTCTTTTGCGAGTCTTTGACTGACTTTCTTTCTCATCACTGGGTCCATGCTGTTGAAAACGTAAATTGCCCACGGTGATACTCCATCTAATCTTGTTATCGGTGTCCTTGTGTATCCAGTTCGCTTGAACGCATGACCGTTGAGGCTTGCTGCCAGTTGCCCTGGGCGTGGCCCCATAAATCCGCCGGGAACAGTTTTTCTTCCACGTTGCTTATCAATTAAGTATGAAACGCCTTTTTTGTTTTGTCTTGTCCCTCGGAAGTCTTTTAAGCTCGGTCTGCCAGTAGCGGCAAGGATCGACATTGCTTGGAGCGTTGTCTTGTTTGATTTAATCTTCTTGAGGTTCTTTTTGATATTCTTCTGGCTCATGTTAATTCGCTTACCGATCGCTTTTGCTTTTTGCGATGCGGTAAACGTCAGCGTCTTATTGATCGCTGAGTTAAGTTGGTACGGCATCTTCTTTGATGCTTGACCAAGGGATCGCTCAAGTGCTTTCAACCCTTCCGCTTGAATCTCCATGGCTTACCTCGTTGTGTACGGATCGGTTTCGGAAACTCGGTACGTCACAATAAGAGGAACATTCGCACCGTCAAAGCTGCCATCGGTGTCGATATTTTCTATTTGTCGAATCTGGGTATCAATCGCAAGCCCACCCATCGTATGCCACAAGCTATAGCTGGTGATGGTTCTAATTACCTCGGAGGTCATCAGGTTTGTCCATTCCTCGACTGGAACTGGATCTAACTCGCTTGGCATAACATGGCAGCGAATGTTGTATTGCTGATCGTATGCGACCGCAGGAGGGTTCCCAACAAAACTTAACTCATCGTTCCGTTCTGGATTCTCTTGCGTCATCACTACTTGCAGATGTTTTGGTGTCCATCCACCAAGACGCTTTGGGCGAATCACTTCCGATAGCTGGATTGAGTCATCTCGACCAGCTTCCAGCCGTTTCAAACGGTCAAATATCTCAACCGCTATTCGTTCAACTATCGGTCGTTTTGCTGTTAGCGGCATTCCAGCACTAGCATCCCGTGGTCTTGTGTCATCAACCGTGTGATGGTTTTTCTTTCCGCAGCCTTGCCATCTCTCGGCGGAAGTCCTATCTGGTCGCCACCGATATCAAGCTCATCACTGCTAATCCCGTCTGTCGAATCATTCTCAACATGCACTTCATAAACGGGGAGAACGGTATCACCGTCCTCCCCCAAAACCGTTATGGACTCCCGTATCACTACAGCACTTATTGAACGCTCAGACCGGGAAGTGGCGTTGTAATAAGTGTGCGGATAGTAGGTAACGGTTTCTGCAAAGTCATCGGTGGAGAGAAACACCAATGACGCATCAGTTTCTATTTGACTTCGAAGAGTCATCGTTACCTTCGTGAACGAATCTTAATGTAGTCAATCACAACGCTGTCGGTGTTCGTGTCGGCAGTCTTTTGAATCTGCACGAACGGTTGAAGCCCAGCGGCGTAATTGCTCATATCAAACGTAGTCGAAGCCGCAACCC